CTTCAAAAATAACACCGTCGACCTCAACCCTTACTGTTGCTTTTTTAGTTCTGATCTTCATTTCATATCCTTGGTGGGAATCCCCTCGGCACCCTCCACCAAGGAAAGTGCTTCGGGGGAAGTTAAATTAAGTAAACGCCATGGTCAGTGAATCTTCACCACTCGTACCCAAGGCCTCTGCGGTCATATCAAGACTGACAGTAGGCGCTGAATCGGTTACGACAGGCACGGAAATCTTTGCCTTTGGTATGCTAACCGTGAGAATCGACCCGGCAACAGTACCGACAACCAAAGAAAGCGGAACCTCTGTCCCGGCATTATTATCAACAAAGTATTTTGCATCGTTCTGTCTGAATAATATTGTGAGTCCGACAGATATTTTGCGAACATCCTCGACGTAATCTTCAGGATATCCACTTGCTGTAATTTCATCCTCTTGATAAATGCAGGGATCGTCATAGGATACGTCAAATTTCTTAACGTTTGTTGTGAGTGAGTTAACACTTGCGACAACCTGCCTGTTTTCTAGCGGATCACCTACGGTTGTTCCGGTTGGCAAGAAAGGTCTACAAATATCATCAATGGAAAAGCTAGAACCGATTGTAGAGGTTGTGATTATGTTTGTGGTGGTGTTCACGTCACTGATCACATAACCCGTCGTATTGTCATCAACCGTTCCTGCGGAAACATTATAAAACTCTACCAATCCACCAACAGAATAAAGACTCGCATCGTCAACTTCAAATGTCGTGTCACTTATGGTAATCCCCGCGGCGAGATCCTGAGTTCCAACAACCCCGGACTGCATACCCTGTCCGGAAAAATCGATCATAAAACCGCCTTTCGTGGCAGGGTTCATCGCCATTTTCGAAACTGTAGCCCCCGCAACAAAACGCATTGTGTGATTAAACCTGATCCAGATAGATACCGATGGTTTAAGAATCGCCTGTGAATAAGTTACAGATGTAGACCCGACAACGGTTTTCGTCCCGAATAAAGCCTCAAGCAGTGCATCTTCCATCGGTGCGGTCCCGGCAGCTCCAGACGGTCTGCAATAAATCTGGATAGACCAATCGGCAGGGGGGTTTCTATCCTGAAACATATCCAGAACATCACGGGTATTTACTATTTCCTCGGATGGTGTAAATGCCGGAGTTTGATTAATCGACGGCATACCAGCGGGGATTATAAAATCACCTGCTGATGGTGCCACCAAGGTTCCTTTTACGGTTTCAGGTACGACAAAAACTTCCAGATCGCGCCTGACTGCTATTGCATTAGTCATTTTTAATTCTCCTATAATGCCATTTCTGGCGCACCCTCACCGGTCAAATAATAGATCCGGTAAATCATAACAATTACGCCAACTGGTTTTTCGCCATCACCAGTTAGCTCTATCTCTGTGCCGACCAAATCAATACCGTGTGATAATCCTGTTAAAAACTGGTCGGCCATTAGTGCTGTTTCAACTTCTGCTGCTATTAAATCCAAAGTTGTTTCAAGCATCGTTGTTGCAGCTTCATATCCTTCAATGATCATCAAAACGCTTCGTTTCTGGATGTGACTGATTGCATCCTCTTCCGAGTTTTCAACCTCTTCTGTTGCCGTGTACAAACAAAGTCCAGGGAGTTCAGAACCTTCATTGAAAAAAGGATGTACCCTTGAGGCAAAAACATTTGTAGATGTGGTTGTTAAACCTGTTAAAACAGTCTCTACTCTGTCACGTATCTGGGTTCTAACGTGGCTCATCTTATGCCTCGGTTAAAATTACAAGTACCATCCCTGAACCGTCCGGCTGGATATCGATAATGGTATAATTTTCCCCACCAGCCACAACCGTTTTCCCAAACTTCCCGGAAAAATCAGAAGCCTTGCCGAATAACGTAGGCTTAACACCCGAATATGGCGTTTGCCCTATAGTCACCTCAACCCATGCACTCTCAAAGATCGCAGTTACGGCAACGCTATCAACTGTCACTGTTGTTGCGAATCCGTCAGTATCGAGAAAAATGTCAAAATCTTCGGTGAATGCCATTATTTTATTTTAGTTACTTTTTTCTGTCGATTAACAGGTGCCTTTTTAGGCTTAACTGGTTCCGGTTCAACAAGTGAACCCGCAACATTGCCAGCAATCATCTTCTCAGCATCTTCGCCAGACACCATTACAACCTGACCAGGGCGGGCATAAATCAAACTCTTTGACCCGTTCGGCCTGTAATGGCATCGTTTTGTTATCAATACTTTTTTCATTTGATCACCCTCTTAAATCAAGGTCGGACTTAACCAACCTTGATTTTTAAAGATTATTGCGGTGCTACCATAGGACCGAGTTTAATAGAGCTAACCTGTACTGGCATCCCGTTTGTCATTGTCCCAGTTACATTCAAGACACATCGGCAATATCGCTTAGATCCTTTGTATTGAACCTTGTACACATTGGATACCATTGTCGATGCAACCAACTTGCCAAAACAACCATCATTATTGCCGGCAACATAGTTTGATAGATCCGCATCTGCCACATCGGTCCAATCAGAGTCATTTTCTGATTCTTCGACTTCCAACTCTAAGTAAAGAGAAGCAGACAAAGTATCAAGTGAGTCTTGAGCTGTAGCAATAAACATGCATCCGCCCTCAAATCCCTGAAGGTCAACAGTGGCGCCATCAACATCAACGCTTGGAATTGCAAGCCCAGCATTGTACGCGACTACTGACTCATGAATAAAATCTTTTGCTTTCATTTTGTATCCCTCATTTTTTTAATAATCTGGTAGGCTCAATGGCCTACCAGATTGATTGCTGTTTATGCTTTGTATCCTTTTGCAAATGATTCAGCGTGACGAACTGCAACATCAGCGTCCTGGAAAGCAACAACGCGAGTTCCGCCGGAAGCTGAAAGCGTGTTGGTATCGACTGTGATGTCAAGGCCACTCCAAAAACCTATAATTAAATCAGACCAGTTGCCGAAAATCATATACTTTGCTGGCATCTGTCCGGTACGGTGCATTGGATAACCGTTTGTCATGTCGTCTTCGAGCAAGAACTTTGCCGTACTGGTTGACTTGTCGGTTACTTTCATATTGCCGCAAATCGTTGCGTTAGCCATATAACTAAGTGATCCAACAAGCGCATTGTCTATTGCGACCGCAGTCTCCAGTGCAACGATATTAGCCCATGTTGGTATTGATGCTGTGTCAAAAGTTACAGAACCGATTCCACTGGTATTCAAAATTCCCAGAGGTTCACCACCGGCACCAGTGCCGTTTATTGCAGCTGCATCAAGCTTGAGTGCTTGAGAAATTGCAAAATCCATGCGGATAAAAGCCTCTACAGACATGCTTGACTGCAGCATCATTCGCCTAGTTACATCAGTCAGACAACCAATGGTCTTAGGTGACATTCTGATTTGTCCGAGTGCCTGCTGGCTCTCTGTGGCATCGTCGCCCTCGCCAACCCAGTAAGCTGTTGCTCCGCCTGTTTGCTTTGGTATGTCGATATCACCGACAAGACCATTCAGCGTTCTTGCACCAGCCATCAAAACCTTAGATGTGTTACGGAGCAGATCTATAAAAGAACTTGCCATTAACTCCTCGGCAACCAGATAACCGCCCTGTGAACCTACGTTGGTACTAAGATCCCGAGTAGACAACGCTCGCGCATGATCTTCACCAATGAAAGCGCCAGCCTTGAACATATCAGGAGGCACAAAGACACCGCGTGCACTTCGCCCTGATTTGTCCTCGAATGCCTGGGCACATTCTCGTTCAAATCCTGCGTCTTTCCAATCGCCGGAAGCCATGGCTCGAATAAGTTTCAGGAAAGAATATTGCTTGACTTCCTTTTTCCCGAGTCCAAGTGTGGTATCTGGTACGTCAAGAATCTTGGTGCCTTTCTTTTCCAGAATGTCAAGAATTTGTGCCCTGAATTGATCGACGGTTTTATCATTCTTTACTGCCTCGGCAGCTTCTTTTTTAAATCCGTGTTGCTCGCCAAGAGCGTAAATGTCGCGGATACCTGCTTTCATTGCTTTGATATCAGCCTCGACCTTGGATCTTGTCTGTTTTTCGGCTGTTGCTCTTTCTTCTTTAATGGTTTCAATGCCGCGCCCAACTCCAACCGTAGCGTCTGCCGGGATTGCAACAATTGACGACTCGAGAGGTGTCCACTTTGTTACCCTGTACGTGTCTTCCTTTTCGTCGCCTGTTTCGACAAGTTTCATTTCGTTTACCTGATAACCGACAGAAACATTGCCTCTTATACCATCCAGGATGTCTTGAAAAACCTCGTCAGCTCGCGCACTTTTGCCAAAGCGCGCTGAAGCCCGCCCCTTGCGGTCAGAGCCCAACCATGCTTTTTCAATAACTCCTATCTGGTTTGTGGGATCGTGGTCGGCCAGTAATGGAGCCCGGCCACTGCTTAAAAACTTCATATCAACTTCTGAGTCGTCATGTCCAAGTATCTCGTATCCAAACCAACGTAAATACGGATCTTCCGAAGAAAACGACATCTCAACAGTTCTGTTTTCTTCGTTGACCTTTGCCCGATCTAATGTAAATGAACGGGTAAGCGTTTCTGATTTAAGCTTTCGGAGTTGTTCCGCTGTTAGTGCCATTTGCTTGTCCTGGTTTTGGTTCAAAAACTGATAAGTAAATCCCGTATTGATCTGCTAGGTCTTTAGCTTCTTTGTTAGCTGCAAAAATCTCTTCAAGGTCATAACCTCTCTCACCAGCTACATCGGCCAAGGATTTGACGCCGTTTGCAACGTCTGCCCTGGCTGCTGTAGATTCATCCCTTGGGTTTACCCACTCCCAGCCCCTCGGCCGCCATATTGGAGCGTTGAATTTGTCGAATTTACCCGGAGGAAGTGGGATAAAACCTGTGAGTAATGACCGCAAAAGCCAACGTTCCCTGACAGGTTCACAAAAATGCTCTATCATCCACGTTTGGAGAACTCGCCAGTGTGCACGGTCAAGCAGTTCACCTGATCTAATAGAGGAAAAGGAGACACCTTCAAGGTTGTTGGCTAGTGATACATATGAAACATTCCAACCTGAGGCCACACCACGGAGCATTGCTTTTTCAAATGACTCAACAGTAGATGCTGGTTTTTCAGGGTTCCAATCTTTGAAGTCCCACCCTTTTTTCAACTTCTCAAAAATTCCTGGTTCTGCTTCGCTTATCGGTTCGCTGTCGTTGGTTTCGTCTTCGCCTTCATACTCGGCATCGTCACCTGGGATATAAAACCCCATCTTCGATGCGGCAATCCTCCAGGCCACGACCTCTGCCTCTTCCGCTGCGTCCATCTGTTTTAGTTTTGCAAGTCCTGCGACAATCCATGGTGCTGATCTTGTTTCGTCAATTCGCTCAGGTCTGCGGAGGTGTATTACATCTTCTGCTGGTAATCGTCCCCGTTCGTTCACGCCCATTCCGATCCATTGTTCAGAAGGATGCCTGGTGAAAACGTGATAAGCTACTGGTTTCTTATATCGATTATATTCAACACCCATGCGGATACTGTTCCCGTTTTTGAGCTGGATGTTATAATCAAGGTCAAGGTGGTCAGCCTCGATGATCTGCATTGCAAAACCAGAACTGTTGTCTTTCCATGAAGGCGGGAAGTAAATCAATATCTCGCCATCTCTTGCAACTGATCTCAAAACCAATTGCTGGACATCTATCCAAGAATAACGACTGCAAACCGTACAACCAAATTTCCCCCATGTTTTCCACTTGGCTTCAATAAGGTCATTTGCATGTTTGTCTGGTTTTCCGTCACCGCCATTGGCGCGGATCTGCAAGCCTACACCTTTATGACCGAGTACATTTGTAGTCAGAAGGTGGAAGTATCTTTTTGCATAATCGTTGTTTCGCTCCATGTCCCGCGCCCTGGTTCGTAAAATACGAAGGGCTGTAGATATTTCCATATCTGCGGTGCTGTCTGGTGCGTTCCAATCTGCGGTCAATCTGCCAACTGCTGCGGCTGAATATGATCTGGTGTGTGATCTTTTACGAATTGAAGGTTTAACCGATTTAGTAATAGCCCTGAGAGCTTTGTATGTTGTTGCTCTAATACCCATTATACAAACCTCGTCAAAATTCGATTGCCCGAGCTTTTACCGTTCGCCTTCCTGCTTTCGGTTGCAACCTCAGAGCGGAGCGAGTTTCGAGCAACAAGCAGCTCTTCCCATGAATACTTCGACAAAGATCTACCGGCAATCGAATACGCCAGGTTGTCGGCCGTTGCCTTGCCCTGAAGGACAGTCTCAATATTATCAAGACAAATCTCCGCAAAGGTGCGACCGTCTAAGGTTGCCACAACACCGGGATCTGAAAGCACTTCGATATCACCAGAAGCAACCGTGAAACGATCAGTCCCGTCAGTGACCAGTGCAGTGTATTTATATTTTCCTACGGTGTAGGCTGCTGTGGTAGTTGCTGCGATGTCAACAGAATGGTTATCACCATCTGCCGAAGAGGTAAGAGTTATTTTTGCTGCAGAATTGAGAAGTACATACGACAAGACCCAGCTATCAGAAGCTGGGTAATCGTCAAGAGTGATTACAAAGGCGAGAGAATCTCCCGCTGTAATCTGTTTCGGAATTACTATAATTGTATCTGTCAATATGTCGCCTCGCGATAGCTCAATTGTTGATGCTAAATTATAGACGACGTTTTAAGCTAAATGCATAATCGCACAAAAAAAATGCATATACGCACATAAAAGCGCGAAATAACTATTGACAGGTGTTTATTATACCCCCAAATGTTTCTTTTCCATAGTCGATAACCAAGACTCAAGCGAACATTTTAAAGCCTTCCAGTTTCCTTTTTCATCAAAGCGCCATGCAGGGAGGCCGTATTCATCACGGAAGTGTTTAATGGAGCCTTTGTTTATTCCAATATAAGCCGCTATTTCTCCAGCGTTCCTACATATAGGGCTATTTCCATCCATTCACAAAACCCCCTCGCTTATTTCTTGCTGGTTTCGTTTTTCTCCTGGCCGATATTGGCTCTTCCTTTGTTTGTGGCTTCTCCGATGGTTCACTGAGGGCCTCCATTTTTCGGTCGA